AGAGTATTATGAGACAGAAGACGAGAAGGTTTATTTCTTTAACCCTTTGGAAAAAGAAATATCTGTTGAGGATATGCAGAAGATTGTAGATGCGAACGAAAGATTAATTAAGGAGTTGAAAGATGGATCAAATACCATTTCCGAATAAAAAATATCAGATAATTTATGCTGACCCACCTTGGTCATATAGAGATAAAGCCCTTGCGGGGAATAGAGGGGCTGGTTGTAAATATCCAACTCAAGAAAAGGATTGGATAGACAATCTGCCAGTGTCGGAAATAGCAGATAAAAATTGTATTCTGTTTTTGTGGGTAACAATGCCAAAATTAAATGAGTGTTGGCAACTCATAGAAAAATGGGGGTTTGAGTATAAAACAGTTGGATTTACTTGGGTTAAAAAAAACAAAAAAGCACCCTCTTGGTTTTGGGGTATGGGGAGGTGGACAAGAGCCAATGCGGAATTGTGTTTAATTGCCACAAAAGGGAAGCCAAAGAGAATAGATGCAGGAGTTCATTCTGTTATTGACACTCCTATTCAAGCACACAGTCAAAAACCAGATGAAGCAAGGGAGCGAATTATTAAACTTATGGGTGATTTGCCTCGCATAGAACTATTTGCCAGAGAGAAAACAGATGGGTGGGATGTTTGGGGCAATGAAGTATGAAAATATATAGAATAACAGAAGCAAGTGAATACATAGGTGTATCAATCAATAACTGATTAAGTTGTGCTTTGAGGGTAAAGTGGAACGTAGTTTAATTGAGTACAAAGATAGGCTTGCAAGATTTGGGTATGAATATCTTGATGCTATTTTCAAGAATTTAGAAGTAACTGTTGAAATTGTGGAACTGAAAGAACAAAAATATGAAGAGGAGTTAGCAGAAGATATTATGAAGATTTTGACTTGTTATTCTGCCAGATTTTACGGGAGACGTGGTGGTAGAAAGAAGAAAAATACAGAGGAAAATCAACCCATTGAATCTAATGGAATTTAAAAAGGAGGTTATAAAATGAATAAAGTTTTGCAATTTGTAATAGCGGCGCTGGACGCCGCTGCTGCGCTGGTACGATTAATTTGCGTAGTAACTATTGGATGGCCTTTACTTATAGTCAAATCGTTCTGCGAGTTTACGCATGGATTTATGGAGGACTCGTTCGATATTCTGCACGACCTCCTTTCCTCAGCGGATCGAAAATTGTCCGAGCGTAAAAAAAAGTAAGGGATCAAAATTGACGAAAATAAAATTGACGAAAATAAAATTGACGAAAATAAAATTAACAAAAGTAAAGAGAAAAGGCAATTTTATGCACGCATGGAATTTACCTGAAAGGTGCCCTATTTGTAAATCAAAGGCGCTCAATGACGGTAAAATAATGTGGTGCTCTTACGTAAAATGCTACTGGTTTAAAAAAGTTTTAAGCCCTTAAACAGCCTTATTAAAAGTAAACAATAAGATTTTGGAGGTCCATTTTTTGATTATAATAATAACCCATTATTGTTATAATCAAAAAATGAATGCTGTTTTGGCAGTGGTTTACAAAGTGTAATTTACGAATAATAATGAAGAATCCTTGTAAACTGTTGAAAAATATACAGTTTATAAGGATTTTTTATTTGTAAAGAAAACTGTCCAGCTACAATATATATAGTGTATACTAATTATTATAATAATTATATTGTTATAATAAAAAAGGGGTACTATATACTATTGCAAAGTTGATACGGTTCGTCGGCTTTAATATTATATTAATAACATGAATCATAGAATAAATGAAACCGCATCGAAGATTATGAAGCGTAAGTCCGTTTATGAACGGAAGACGTCCGATAAGGCGCGTACGCCTAAAATCCGTACGCGAATGTTTACACCCACCGGGTTATCTACACAGCACGAAGCATTCTGCCAGTCTTTCGTAGAGGATCTAAATGGGACACTTGCATACTACAAAGCATACCCGAATATCAAGAGAACTTCGGCAGCTGCTTCCGCAAGTCAACTTTTAACAAATCTAAAGATTCAAGTTCGCATCAAAGAATTAACTGCTGAACGGAACAAAAGGTTGCAGGTGTCAAGGGAGCGAATCATTAGAGAATTGGCAGTAACTGCTTTTAATGTCCCGCAGAATATTGGTGCTAAGCACACAGATAAGAACAAAGCGCTTGAACTACTTGGCCGAACCGAAGGGATGTTTGACGATAAGTTAAATGTTGGCTTTGACGCTTCGGGTTTACAAATCAGATTAGAGATAAGCGCGAAGGAAGCGCCGGAACCTTTACCCTTGGCAGGTAACGATGACGATGCGACCGACCATAGCAGATAAAACAGTACGGATACCTACTAAGCTCTTTAATGAGCGTTTTCTATTTTTAGCTAGAGAACCCATTCGATCAGCGCCTTTACAAATAATATACGGCGGTACAGGAAGCGGCAAATCAGTATTCATCGCGCAGCGTGATGTTCTTGATTGCATAAACGAAGAGCGCAATTTTCTTATTGTGCGCAATACCGCGAATACACTTCGCTCATCCGTGTTCGAGGAACGTTGTAAAGTTATCCGCTCTTTTTTCCTTACCGACCTTTTTGACATAAGAGAATCAGACTTGACAATAACGTATAAGCCACGGGGAAACAGAATGATCTTTCGTGGGCTTGACGATGTAGAAAAACTCAAGTCAATCACAGTACCTATCGGCGCGCTCACTGATCTTCGAGTAGAGGAAGCAACAGAGATGAGCGAAAATTCCTACGAAGAACTCGGCCGTCGTATGCGCGGTCTTTCCCCAGTGCCGAAGCGCGAACTTTTATCCTTTAATCCTATCTTTCGGAACCATTGGATTTGTAAGCGTTGGTTCAATGGGCAGCAAATCAAGTATAAGCGCGACAATGAAATTATGATTTTTCATTCTACGTATCTTGACAATAAATACCTTACCGAGCAGGATAGGAAGAAATACTCGTTGTACTCCGGGTACCAGCGGGATGTTTATACACTAGGTCGATGGGGGGTTCTCGGGGACCTAATCTTTACGAACTGGGAAGTCCAAGAATTGTCAGGGGTAACGTTTGACGTAAACAGATACGGCCTTGATTTCGGGTTTACGAATGATCCGAGTTCCGTGCTTAAAGTAGCAATCCAGAAAAATACTAAAACGATATACGTCCTTGCTGAGGTGTATATCCATGGTGCGACCAATGACGTACTAGCCACAAAGGCAAAGCCACTCGTGGGTGAAAATACCGTGTGGTGTGACAGTGCCGAGCCTAAGTCAATCCATGAGATGCGGCATTGCAGTATGCATAAGATCAATGCCCAGCCAGTGACGAAAGGCCGTGACAGTGTTTGGCATTCCATTCAGTGGTTGCAACAGTGGAAAATCGTTATTGACAAATCGTGCACTAATACGATCAATGAATTCTCGCAATACCAATGGCAAAAGAATAAACAGGGTGAGACGCTCAACATTCCAGTGGACAGTAACGATCATTCGATCGCCGCTTTACGATATGCTACCGAACGGGACAGACTCGGCTCGGGCGTAACATTAGTTACATAAGGAGGGATTTACAATGGGAACGATATCAGTACCAGTACCAACAAACGGGAATAGCAAGACAAGTAGCGGGTGGGCGTATGACGTTAGTCAACACATCGACGCCGGTGATGATGTTATTTTTGTTGACGAGGCAGATACATCTATCGGAGTAGAGGTAAGTAAAGTGCATCTGAATTCAGATGGGCATATCGGGATGTACGGCCGTGGGGCGACCTCGGCAGCCGCTGTTTCGATGTCGTTTGCTGGTGGTGGTTTGCATGTCGTTGGCGGTGTCCATGGCATCGTGGCTGCTGAGACAAGCACCGGTGTCGGAATCCACGTGAAACTATAAGGACGATTTACATGACACAAAGTTCTTTACTAGACAAACACGGTGAGCCATATCCGATAGCGAAGAGTTTCACCGCTCCTAATCTCGACCCTGACTTCTGGTTACCTGGCGGTAACGATCCTAACGCGACTGTCAAGAACGCGACGTCTATGCCCTATGCGTACAACGTCTGGGTATACAAGTGCGTCAGTGTTATAGCCCAGAACGTTTCTCAATTGTCAAAGCATCTACTTGAGAAGAGAACTAGGACGACTATAGAAGAGCATGGGATTTTGACACTATTGGAAAAGCCTAATAGCCTAATGACGCAAGTATCTTTCTTGCGCATGATCCTTTGCAATCTGCTTCTACCAGCGACCAGAGGTGGTGTTACTTCGGGCGGTCAGTGTTTTATTATCCCGTGGAACACAATAGCGGATGAAAAAGTACGGCTTGACAAGGGGGAAATACCTAACGAGCTATTTCCGTACTCAGAAATATTTTTTACGCCTTGGACCGATAGCAGTAAAGATGGGCGCATGCAGCCTAAGGGGTGGAAATTTGAAATACCTAACCTCTCCGGGTCAGCAATATACTTCGAGCACGGTGAGATCATCCGGATCAACCAGCTTGACCCTTACGACATGCTGAGCGGCATATCACCATTCTCACCTATAGCGTCAGCGGTGGAACTTGATGCAAAGTCGGACGTATTCAATACGGACATTTTTGCAAACTCGGGAAGGCTCGATGGTCAGGTGACTACGGATCAATTCGTAGACGCTACTGAACTGCAGCAGCTAAAAGAAGAGTGGTACAAGCAGTACACGGGTGAACGACGGAAGCGCGTCGCATTTTTGGCTGGTGGATTAAAGTTTGAACAGTACGCGTTGTCAAGCGTTGACCTACAGTACATCGAGCAGGGTAAGTGGTCGCGTCAAAAGATACTCGGCGCGTATGGACTGAATAGAATTGGTGTTGGTGATTATGAAGACATTAACTTCGCAACAATCCGCGAAGGCCGCAAAATGCTTTGGTATGACACGTATATACCAACTGACAAGCTATTACTTGACGCATTTAATTTCCAATGGATCACAAACGTCGAGGATGGTAAGTACCTTCTTTCCAGCGACTACACAAAAGTACCAGCGTTACAAGCTGACATGCAGGACAGAGCAAGAACCGGTGGTTTACTTGTGAAAGAGATGGGGTACCCACCTTCGCTTGCTTCGCGCATCGTGGAGCTTCCGTTGAAAGAAGAGGATATAATTAAATGGCCGCATCTTGACCAAAAGCTTGAAGCCCCTTCACCGT